ATTTTGGATTTGACTATTGAATTTTGAATGTACATTTGATATAATAGTTAAGTCGAGCGGATATGGCGGAATTGGCAGACGCGCATGATTCAGGTTCATGTGGGGCAACCCATGCAGGTTCAAGTCCTGTTATCCGCACCAAAATGCAAACAAACCGCATAGCTATGCGGTTTGTTTTTATATGTACACGATTTTTACACGAATTATTTTAAATTACACGATTTTATTTAAAATTTCAACCGCTTTTTCTTCTTGTTGAGGGTACAGATGAGAGTATATATTCCAAGTGATTTCTATGTTGGTATGCCCCAAACGTCTTGCGATTTCTTGAATATTAATACCGTTATTAGCTAACAAGGAGGCGTGGCTATGTCTAAAATCGTGAATGCGTATTTTTTTGACTTTTGCAATCTCGGCGAATTTTTCATTTCTCTTTTCGATAGTTGTATCACGCAGGCACTTAATGCCTCCGCATATACGAAGATTATCAGAATAACCGTTAATGGATTGATAACGTTTTTGGTGTTCGTTTAATATATTAATAAGTGGCAATGGCATTTGTAAATCACGAACAGACGATTTATTCTTTGGAGGTGTTTCTCTGTCCTCACCCTTAAGCTTTTGAGCAATGCTCCGACGTACATGAATTATATTATCATCTATATCCGACCACTTTAAAGCGTTTATTTCACCCTTACGCATACCCGTATAAAATGCGATATTAAAAAATACATAGAAATTCCATTCATATATACTTCCTGTTGATTGTTCGGATAGTTCTGCTTGCTTTTTGGCGGCTTGTATGTACTTTTTAAATTCTTCGGGGGTGTAAAAATCCATTTCCTTTTTATTTTCATATGGATTTCTGAAATTTCCGACAACAGTAAGAGGATTTTTTGGTATGTATTCCATTTTTACCGCATAGTTCATCAAGGCGCGAAATTCGCCAAAGATATTTTTCTTCATACTTGACGATAGCTTTTCTTTTGGCTTTTTAGCTTGTGTACAGGTTTCGATATACTGTTTCCACTTTTGTAATTCTGCTGATGTGATTTTGTTTAATTTGTAATCTTTAAATTTGGGTAATACATATAACTCTAATCGTCCTGTAATAGTTCTCATAGAATTTTCTCTGACTTCAAATTTTTTGACGGCGATGTATTCATCATATAATTCTTGCAATGTTATTCTTTTTAATGTTTCATTGCTGAGATTGTGCATTAACTGTCTTTCGAGCTCCTTTGCCACTTCTTTGCCGTAGGCAACACGGTCAATTTGTTTTGATTTGCCGGAACTGTCGGTGAAATTAATTCTTACACGATACTTCTGCAAACCGTCTTTTTTACCGTCCATTTTATAAATAGGCATAAAAATAACACTCCTTTTCATTTTTATATTGAAAACAGAGTGCATTTATGATACAATATTATTGGTTTGAGTATTGTGTATAAACGCACTTTATTCTGTTTCCCCCCGACTGTTGGTAGCAGTCGGGGATTTTTTTAATAATCAGAATTTTTCAAATAATCCATATGTCTGCGGTAACGTCTTGGAACGTTAATAGGTACGTCATAATCGATTTGTTTAAGAAAATCGGTAATAGCGTCAACACCGTCATTAAAAAATTCTGTTATACGTTTTTCTTTATTAGCTATATTTTTATAATTAGGTGGGCATACAAATGTCCAATCCGCACCCTCGTTATCAAAAATAATTCTGAAATATTCATCTATATTGTATTTGTCAAGAGCCTTTGCCAATAATAAATGGTGTTCGCAACCCTCATCGAGCAATGAAACAACAGCGTGTGAGCGGTCGTGGGCAATGACTGCCATTAACGGCTCACTGTCGTGATTGATAAACTCTGTTTTGGTTTCATCACTGCCGTAATATTTTATTATTTCCATAATATCAATCCCCTTGTTTATTTTCTTTAAAATATAGTCTGTTAACTAAATCATCAAAGCGACGTTGTAGATTGTTATATATTAAATATTCATAATCTTCGACTTTATCCACTGTATAGACGGCTTTTGCATAAGTACCAATTTTAGAAATAAATTTATTAAAATATTTTTCTGCGGTTTTTCTATCTGCAAATTCTGTTTTATATTGATAAAAATATTGTAAAAAGTCTACGAAGTTATTATCTTCAATCAGACAGTTTATTGCGGCTGATAAATTATTATCGTTTAAAGTTTTTATAATTTCAATACTTTTTTGACTTAAGCCTAATTCGTCCGATACTAATTTATATGTGTTATCAAGCGTTGAATTTGTTAAAAAGTCAATAGAAACATCTAAAATTTCTGCTAAATTTATAACAACAGTTATCATCGGTTCTTGTTTGCCGTTTTCATATTTAGAAAGTGTTCCTTTGCTGAGTCCGCCACCAAAGCGTTTATTATATTCGTTGGCGAGCTGTTCTAAAGTATAATCTTTTCTTTTTCGGGCGATTTTTAAATTTTCGGAAAACATATAATCATCTCCTTACAAAGTTATGTTATCACATATATAAACTATTTGCAAGAGAAAAATAAAAAAAGTTTTGAAAAACATAAAAATAATTCTAAAAAGTTGTTGACAACGAAACTAAAATGTGCTATATTATACTTGTAAGTTAATATTAACACAACAAACAATGTAATATATAAAAGGAGTGTTGTTAAATTGGAAACCTTAAAACATAAACCGTATATGAAATTGAAAGGTAAAATGAAAGAAAATAATATCATTGCTAATGATTTGGCTCATTTACTGAATATCAGTTCAACGGCGGTATTACAAAAAATAAACGGTCAGTCAGATTTCTTTTTAAGTGAAGCAACTAAAATTGTGAATGAGTATAATTGGAAGTATGAAATTTTTTTGAATTAAAAGTTTCGAATATGATAATACAAAATAAAAACAGTGTTGAAAAGTTGATAAATAAGAAAGTAGGTGAGAATTATGAAATTTAAGAAAGATGAGTATATAAAGCTCGATAACGGTATTCTTCTTCATGTGATATATGCAGATGAAGAAAAAGCATTGTGTTTATACGTATCACAAAATCGTCATACAGGTGATTATTACTATGTAGGAAGTAGTAAGATTATTTCAAATAAGAATGCCGATTATAATTGTGACGGTGGTTATAAAAGAATAGCTCCCGTAAGTGTAAGCAAACAAACACAGTGGGAGCCACTTGTAAAAGGGTATCAATATAGCTGTTAGCTATTAAGTGTTGATTTTGATACATACAATTCAATTTTATATGGGCAAGAAAAATTATTGTATAGTATATCCTTTACAACGTATATATCTCCGTTTTCGGACAGTGAAAACTTTTCTCCGATATGCGGGATATAATTAAATTCGATTGACTTATTAATTTTTAAGTCTAAGAAATGTACAAATATTGTTGTCATTATAATCACCTCCTTCCGAGATGATTATAGCACAAATGGTTAAAAAATACAATCGACGTAGGTAATATAAGAAAGGAAAATTAAAATTATGGAAGAATTAAAGGTATTTGAAAATGCAGAGTTCGGCTCTGTAAGAACAACAACGGTAAACGGAGAGATTATGTTTGTAGGTAAGGATGTAGCGGAAATACTTGGGTATAGCAATCCAAGAGATGCTCTTGCAAAGCGTGTTGATGATGAAGATAAGGGGGTAGCGAAATGCGACACCCTTGGAGGAAAACAAGATTTGACAATGATTAATGAATCGGGTCTTTACAGCCTTATTCTATCGAGTAAAATGCCGAATGCGAAAAAGTTTAAGCATTGGGTTACGGCTGATGTATTACCGGCGATACGCAAAACAGGAATGTATGCGACCGAAGAACTATTGGAAAATCCCGATTTGGCTATACAGGCGTTTACGGCATTAAAATTGGAGCGAGAGAAAAATAAGAAACTAAACACTACTGTTAAAGTTCAAGAACAGCAGATTATGGAACTTCAACCAAAGGCGTCATATTATGATTTAGTTTTAAATTGTCCCGATTTATTATCAGTCACTGTCATAGCAAAGGATTACGGTAAGTCGGCAAAATGGTTAAACAATTTCTTAAAAGAACACAAGATACAATTTAAACAAGGTAAAATATGGCTACTGTACAAAGAATATGCGGAGCAAGGCTATACAAGCACAAAGACACACACTGTAAACGGAAATGACGGCAAACAACATTCTAAAGTAAATACATATTGGACACAAAAAGGCAGATTGTTTATTTACGCACTGTTAAAGAGTGAGGGTATACTGCCGATAATGGAACAAAAATCAGCATAAAAAGAAAGTAGGTGAAAGACAATGAAAGTAAGGAAGATAGCTGACATTGATACGGCATTGTACATATATTACAGATACCCCGAAATCGGCAACAAGGAAATCAAGGAGTTGTTCGGCGGTTTGGGTTCTGCGACGCTGACAAAGTACAAGAAAGCCGTACAGGAAGAACAGATAAAGCAAAATGTCAAGACATCACAGCTATATACAATCAATACCGAAATGGCATATGAAGTGTGGGGCATTGATGTTGCAGAACTTGAAAAACGCAGAGATAAACTTAAAAAATTAGGTTTATCGGCATAACAAATTAAATCTCACAGGCAGACAAGGGCTGTCCGCGTGTTATCCGTAAAATAGTCAGACTTTCCCTAAGAGTTTTAATCCTTTTGCGGACAGTCTATGTGTGCCTGTGAGGGTAGAAAGCGAGGAATAATATATGAAAAAATATGAATTGACTGATGAAACAATAGACGTGTCGGGAACAACATTACACAGAATCAAAGCTCTAAAAGATTTTGGCAATGTAAAAAAAGGAGAGCTTGGAGGTTATGTTGAAAGCGAACGCAATTTATCTCAAGAAGGTAACTGTTGGGTGTGCGGCAATGCAAAGGTGTGCGGCGATGCAGAGGTGTGCGGCAATGCAAAGGTGTGCGGCAATGCAAAGGTGTACGGCAATGCGTGGGTGTTTGGCAATGCAGAGGTGTGCGGCAATGCAAAGGTGTACGGCAATGCGTGGGTGTACGGCAATGCAGAGGTGTGCGGCAATGCAAGGGTATACGGCGATGCTGACTATATAACAATAAAAGGATTAGGTTCAAAATATAGAAATACAACCATTTTCAGAACAAAGGAAAATATAGCTGTTAAATGCGGTTGCTTTTACGGAACATTAGCCGAATTTGTTGACAAGGTAAAAGAAACACACGGTAATAGTAAGTTTACCAAAGAATATCTTGCGTTAATTGATTTGGTAAAAATCCACTTCGAATTGGAGGAATAACATATGTATGTTATAGGAGTAGCGTTGTTTAGCTTTGGAGTGGGGTTATTCGGCGGATTGAAACTATTGGAAAGGAACGAGAAAAATGCTAAAAAGAAAACCAAAAACAGAGAATGAGAAAACAGAGGAGTATTTTCAGCGTGAGGTGTTTCCGATGATTAACGCATTCGCCAAGGAGTGCAGAGGACACTTGAAACAGAAAATAATGGTGAAAGGAATATTTTCAAATGAACAAATATGTAGTAATGACGGGCAGAGATGATGTTGTGGTTTTAAACGCCGACGACAACAAGTCGGTTAAGGCATACATAGCAAAAGGCTACGGGATAACAAATCGTATCAAGTCAAAGCACCCGCTTGAAATGAGTGTTGCGAAGATTATCGGAGGAGAGAAACAATGACAGCAAAGCAAATAACAGAATTGCACGATTTGTGTTTGCAGATTAATTTATTTGCAGAAAGACATAAGCAAGCACCTATTGCTATGTATCATATGATAGGTGATGAAAATCCATTTACAACTATGATATGTATAGAAATATATCAAACTGAACCATTCAATATAATCAAAACATTTACATTTTCAACGGATACTATTTCGACCGAAGACGTAAAAGGAAGATATTACAGATTAGTTAAGAAGTATTTGAAAGATTTAGTCAAAAAGAATGTGGAGGTGAAAGAGAATGAATAACTATTACATTACATTCGGCAGTGAGGGACAGCCATTTAAGGGCGGTTGGATAATCATCGAGGCGGAAACAATAGAGCAAGCGTGCAAGATTTTCAGAGCGATGTATCAATACAAAGAAACTAACGATACACTATTAAAATTCTGTTCGATATACACAGAAGAAGCCTTTAAACAAACAGAAATGTATAAAGGCAACGACAATCTCAGCGCAGGTTGTCACTGCAAAATCAGCATAAAAAAAGAGACCGTATGAGGTGCAACTCGAAACGGTCAAAGGTAATGACATAGATTAATAATCTATGTCAACATTATACCACAGAAAGGAACGAAAATCAATGATAAAGATAAATGAATTACAGCTTGAAAATGTCAAGCGAATAAAGGCGGTAAAACTTGAGCCGGCACAGAATGGTTTAACGGTTATCGGAGGAAAGAACGGACAGGGTAAAACTTCTGTCATAGACAGTATAGCGTGGGCACTGGGCGGTGACAAATACCGTCCGTCACAACCACAGCGTGACGGTTCGGTCATTCCGCCTATTCTTCATATTGAATTGTCAAACGGTTTAATTGTGGAGCGCAAGGGCAAGAACAGTGCATTGAAAGTAATAGATCCGAACGGTAAACAGCTTTTGAATGAGTTTATCGAACAATTTGCACTGGACTTGCCGAAATTTATGCAAGGCACATCAAAGGAAAAAGCCGAGATACTGCTTCAAGTAATCGGTGTCGGAGAGCAGTTATATGAAATTGAAAACAGAGAAAAACAACTTTACAACGAACGTACCGCAATCGGAAGAATAGCAGACCAAAAGAAGAAGTTTGCGGAAGAAATAGTCGATTATCCCGAAGCACCGAAAGAACTTATTTCAATCTCGGAACTTATCCTAAAGCAACAGGAGATACTTGCAAAGAATGGTGAAAATCAACGCAAGCGCGAAAAAGCACAATCACTTTTGAAACGCTCCGAAGATTTAAAAGCACAGATTACAAATCTTCAATCACAACTTGATGTTGTACTTTCGGATCTTGAAATTGCACAAAAATCGGCACTTGATTTGCACGACGAATCAACCGAAGAACTTGAACAGAACATCAAGAACATTGAGCAGATAAACATTAAAGTTCGTGCCAATATGGATAAAGACAAAGCCGAAGAAGAAGCGAAAGAATACAAGGACAAGTATGACGAGCTTACCACAGCTATTAGTAACGTTCGTAAAGAAAAGACGAATTTATTGAAGAATGCAAATCTGCCACTTGATGGATTGTCGGTTGAGGACGGCGAGCTTACATACAAAGGCTTTAAGTGGGATAACATGAGCGGTGCGGAGCAGATGAAAGTATCAACGGCTATTGTCAGAAAGCTCAATCCCGATTGTGGTTTTGTACTTCTTGACAAGTTGGAGCAAATGGATACCGACACATTAAAAGAGTTCGGCGAATGGCTTGAAAAAGAGGGATTGCAGGCAATAGCCACAAGAGTAAGTACAGGTGAAGAATGCAGTATCATCATTGAGGACGGATATTCAAGCGAATCAAGCACAGCAACACCTAATGCGACAAAAACTTGGAAAGAGGGAGAATTTTAATGGATATTACAAGCGGAAAAATCGAATCGGCACAAAAAGTAATCATATACGGTCCGGAGGGAATAGGCAAATCGACGTTTGCGTCGAAGTTCCCAAGTCCTCTGTTTTCGGATACAGAGGGCAGTACAAAACATATGGACGTAAGACGTTTGCCTAAGCCTACCTCTTGGACATTGCTAAAAGAGGAAGTAGCATATGTCAAAGCAAATCCGACTGTATGCAAAACATACATTATAGATACTTTTGACTGGGCGGAAAGACTTTGTATTGCAAAGATATGCGCAGATAATAACAAAAAAAGTATTGAGGATTTCGGATACGGTTCGGGATATGTGTACGAATTAGAGGAAATAGGCAGATTTTTAAATTCACTTGATGAATTGATTGACTTGGGGATAAATGTAGTTTTGACGGCTCACGCACAATTACGCAAGTTTGAACAGCCGGACGAAATGGGAGCGTATGACCGTTGGGAGTTAAAACTCGGCAAAAAAACAAGCTCACAGATTTCACCTATTTTGAAAGAGTGGGCGGATATGATTTTATTTGTCAACTATAAAACATTTTCGGTTGCGACAGATGACAAAGGAACAAAACATAAGGCACAGGGCGGTACAAGAACAATGTACACCACGCATCACCCTTGTTGGGACGCAAAGAACCGTCATAATCTACCGGACGAAATGCCGTTTGAGTATGAAAAGATTGCACACTGTTTTGAAGATAATGTACAACCTATTGCACCGACACCGTCAGTTGCACCGACACCGCCTGTAACACCAACGCAAAATGTTGCACCAACAACACATATTACAGAAAACATATCAGACGAAAGAAAAGAATTTGATACACCGGCACAATCGTTTGATATGCCGAAAGAAGTAAATATCCCGAGAGCTTTGGCAGACTTAATGCAGATGAATAAAGTAACAGACGCTGAAATAAGACAAGCCGTAGCATATAAGGGATATTATCCCGAAGATACACCGATAGAAAATTACGACGCTGATTTTATCAACGGTGTATTGGTAGGAGCATGGAATCAAGTATTTGAGATTATAAAGAAAATGAGAAATGAGAATGTATTTCAAGGAGGTAACGAATAATGGCAGAAGAAAGAGAATTTGGTTGGGATGATGAAATAGAAAACGACAGTGAGTTTCAAATATTGCCCGAAGGTGATTATAATTTTACGGTAACAGGCTTTGAGCGTGGCAGACATCAAGGAAGTGCTAAACTTCCGCCGTGCAATAAAGCGATTATAACATTAAACGTTGCGGACGGCAAAGGTAATCAAGGTACGATTAAACACAACCTGTTTTTACATACAAAAACAGAGGGAATGCTTTGTGCATTTTTTACCGCAATAGGACAGAGAAAGCATGGCGAAAAGTGCCGTATGAATTGGAGTGCGGTTGTCGGAGCGACAGGCAGATGTAAAATCGGTATACATGAATATACAAGCACAAAAACAGGTGAAGTCTTAAAATCCAATGAAATAAAAAAATTCTATGAGCCGACAGGAACACAAGCCGAACCAACGCAATCACCTGCGTCGTCATTTACTCCGGGAAGTTTTTAAGGCGGTGTAATAAATGGAATTAAGACCATATCAAAATGAAGCTAAATCAGCCGTTTTCCGCGAGTGGGAGAACGGCTGTAATAAAACATTGCTCGTTCTTCCGACAGGGTGCGGTAAAACAATAGTTTTTGCAAAAATAACGGAAGAATGTGTGCGAAAAGGTCAGCGTGTTTTAATACTTGCACATCGTGGGGAACTGTTGGAACAAGCGTCTGACAAGATTATGAAAACAACCGGCTTAGGTTGTGCAACGGAAAAGGCAGAGGAAAGCTGTATAGGAAGTTGGTACAGAGTAGTTGTAGGTTCGGTACAAACACTAATGCGTGAAAAAAGATTAAATCAATTCAAAAGTAATTACTTTGATACCATTATAATAGACGAGGCACATCATTGCATATCCGACAGTTACAGACGTGTATTAGACCATTTTTGTGACGCAAAGGTATTAGGTGTTACGGCAACACCCGACAGGGGCGATATGAAAAATCTCGGACAGGTTTTTGAAAGCCTTGCATATGAATATACACTCCCAAAGGCTATTAAAGAGGGATATTTAAGTCCGATAAAGGCTTTGACAATTCCGTTAAAGCTTGACCTAACAGGAGTGGGAACACAGGCGGGCGACTTTAAATCAAGCGATTTAAGTACGGCACTTGATCCGTATTTGTATCAAATAGCAGATGAAATGGCAAAGCATTGCATTAACAGAAAAACGGTTGTATTTCTGCCACTTGTAAAGACGAGTAAAAAGTTTAGAGATATTCTGAACGAAAAAGGCTTTAAAGCGGCGGAAGTAAACGGCGAAAGCAAAGAAAGAGCAGAAATACTAAATGATTTTGAAAATAATAAGTATAACGTATTGTGCAATTCAATGCTTTTGACAGAGGGGTGGGATTGCCCCGATGTGGATTGCGTTGTCATATTAAGACCTACAAAAGTACGCAGTTTGTACAGTCAAATGGTAGGACGCGGAACAAGACTTGCACCGAATAAGGACCACTTACTTTTACTCGATTTTTTATGGCATACGGAACGACACGAACTGTGTCACCCCGCACATTTGATTTGCGAAAATGAAGAAGTTGCCGTAAAAATGACGGAGAATATCGAAAATGCGGGTTATCCTGTTGACATAGAAGAGGCAGAGGAAAAGGCAAGCGAAGATGTAGTTGCACAAAGAGAAGAGGCACTTGCAAATCTTCTTGCCGAAATGAAGAAACGTAAGCGTAAATTGGTTGACCCTTTGCAGTTTGAGATGAGCATACAGGCAGAAGATTTATCCGGATATGTACCGACATTCGGTTGGGAAATGTCACCTCCGTCAGACAAACAAATAAAGGTACTTGAAAAATACGGAATATTCCCCGACGAAATAGACAATGCAGGTAAGGCAACCAAACTGCTTGAAAGATTGGAAAAAAGACGTGTGGCAGGACTTACAACTCCAAAGCAAATACGCTTTCTTGAAAGTCGAGGTTTTCAGCACGTCGGTGTTTGGGAGTTTGAAAAAGCAAAAAATCTTATTGACAGAATTGCCGCAAACGGTTGGCGAATACCGTCGGGGATAAATCTGAGTGAATATTAAAGGAATTAAGATATGAACGATTATAATTTGACAGAAATTCTTGAATATATTGATCCGTCAACTTGCAGTTATCAAGAGTGGATAAACGTAGGTATGGCACTAAAACACGAGGGATATACGGTATCTGATTGGGATATGTGGAGTATGAAAGACGTAAACCGTTACCATAGCGGTGAATGTGCAAAGAAGTGGACGACATTTCAAGGCTCATCTGCTCCCGTTACTGCCGGAACTATCATTCAAATGGCTAAAGAAAACGGATACCATTATGAAAATGTATCAGCCGAGCTTGATTGGGACAGTGAAATAGGTTTTAAAGACGAACTTGTCATAGTGGATAAGAATTGGATTGAACGCAGTGAGATACATATTCCCGAACAATGGAATCCGACAGAGCAGATTATCACATACCTCGAAACACTTTTTGCGCCGGATGAAAATGTAGGCTATGTTACGGAAAGTTGGGAACATGACGGAAAATTCTTGCCGTCAAAAGGTTGCTATGACAGAACGGCAGGTCAGCTTATAAAGGAACTGTACCAATGCAAAGGCGATATAGGCAGTGTACTCGGCGATTATAACAGCGAAGTCGGTGCGTGGATAAGGTTTAACCCTCTTGACGGTAAGGGCGTAAAAAATGAAAACGTAACGGAGTTCAGATATGCACTTGTCGAATCCGATACAATGGATATTTCGGCGCAAAAAGCCATTATAACAGAGTTGGAATTGCCTGTTGCGGCACTTGTATACAGTGGTAAGAAAAGCCTTCACGCAATAGTGAAAATTGACGCATCAACGTATGAAGAATATAAAAAGCGTGTCGATTATCTGTATAACGTGTGTAATAAAAACGGCTTGAAACTTGATATTCAGAATAGAAATCCGTCAAGATTATCCCGTATGCCGGGCATAATGCGTAACGGTAAAAAACAATATCTTCTTGATACCAATATCGGTAAAGAAAATTGGAATGAGTGGCGTGAATGGATTGAGAGCGTGAATGATGACTTACCCGATCCGGAAAGTATGGCGGACGTGTGGGATAACTTGCCCTCTCTTGCACAACCGCTTATTGACGGAGTTTTAAGACAGGGACATAAAATGCTTATAGCAGGACCGTCAAAGGCTGGTAAATCATATGCACTTATAGAATTGTGTTGTGCCATTGCAGAGGGCAAGAAATGGCTTGAATGGCAGTGTACACAAGGTAGAGTGATGTATGTTAATCTTGAACTTGACAGAGCAAGTTGTCTGCACCGTTTTAAAGACGTTTATACCGCACTCGGCATAACACCAAACAACTTATCCAACATAGATATATGGAACTTAAGAGGACGCAGTGTGCCGATGGACAAGCTTGCTCCAAAGCTTATACGCAGAGCAAGTAAAAAGAATTATATAGCGATTATAATTGACCCTATATATAAGGTTATAACAGGCGACGAAAACAGTGCTGACCAAATGGCACACTTTTGCAATCAGTTCGACAAGGTGTGTACGGAGCTTGGCTGTGCGGTGATATATTGTCATCATCACAGTAAAGGTGCTCAAGGCGGTAAAAGAAGTATGGACAGAGCTTCGGGTTCGGGTGTGTTTGCACGTGATCCAGACGCACTTATCGACCTTGTAGAACTTGAATTGAACGACGATATATTAAAACAGGAAAAGAATAAGGCAGTATGTAAAGTATGTGAGGGTTGGTTATATAAATACGATAAACTGTATCATGCGTCACAGGACGATTTGTGTAGTGAAACTCAAATGCTTGCATTGTGCCGAGAATACCTTGAAAACGACGCTTACGAGTGCGTTATAGAAGATGTCGGTAAGGTAAGAAAAGAGGTAGAAAGCCGTAGTGCGTGGCGTATAGAGGGTACGCTTAGAGAGTTCCCAAAGTTTGCGCCTGTAAACCTGTGGTTTAAATATCCGGTACATGATATTGATAATATCGGAGTGTTAAAAGACATTGCAGTTGATGACGGAATGCCAACGTGGAAGAAGAATTTTGCTAAAAAGAAAACGGACGCAGAACGTAAAACAGAACGTAAAAATTCACTTGAAACGGCATTCGAGGCGTGCGGAATTGATGATAAAGTGACAGTAAAATCTATGGCGGAATATATGGGAGTATCGGAAAAAACAGTAAGAAGACGATTAAAAGAACACGGTGGATTTTGGATTGATGAGGGTCAAGTAGGTAAGAAATAATTGGGACAAAGTCGAAAAATGTCCTGTCCCTTTAATAAGGTCAAAATCGAAAAATGTCCTTGTGTCTTTAGGGACAGACAATTCGGGACAAAATCGACTTTGACCGTAGGGACAGACAAACTATATATACTACGTATATATAAAGGTTGTCCCTTTCCCTAAGGTCAGGGGGAAGTAGTTGTGCGAAAGCTCACGCACAACAACTCCTTCCCCTTACTGACTGACAAAGCAAAATTTCAAAATAAGTCGAAGTAAATAAATGGAAGTGAGAAAATGAAAGTACAATTTTTTATGGCAATGATACCGCCGACAAAAACGTATCAAGAAAAAAAGATTGCAGTCGTAAAAGGTAAGCCGGTATTTTATGAACCGCCGGAAGTTAAAGCGGTAAGAGAAAAACTTGCGGCACATCTTTCGCATTACGCACCTAAAAAGATGTTTGAAAAGCCTGTGCGTATGGTGACAAAGTGGTGCTTCCCTAAAGGCAAGCATTCGGACGGTGAGTATAAGGCAACAAAACCCGATACGGATAACTTGCAGAAAATGCTTAAAGATGTTATGACGGAAGTGGGATTTTGGAAAGATGACGCACTTGTGGCAAGTGAAATAACAGAAAAGTTTTGGGCGGAGCAGACGGGCATATTTATAAGCATTGAGGATTTGTGATATGGATATTCTTGAAGTAAAACAAAATCTTAATAAAACGGTTTATTATTCGGATTTTTATAATATCCCCGAACCGACACCGTTTATCCTTAATGCGTGTATCGCAAGAAAAGACCCGAGAGGTTTTCTTAATTACTCGCTGGAACTGCTGGATAAAACAAAACATGCGGTTATTATTGTGCCGATTGAAAAAGTAAAATTGAAAAATGAATGAAGTGGAGGAAAACGATTTGACGATTAAAGAATGTAAAGAATGGCTTTTGAGAGCGAGAAAAACGGACGAGGAGATTAACGCACTGATTTTGGAGCAAGAGCGGGCATTGACAAAGGCAACAAGCATTGTGGCTCGGTCGGACAGTGAAAAGGTGCAGACGTCAAACGTGAATACTTCGGAGAATAAGTTCATAAGCTATGCCGCTTATTCCGAATTGATAGATAAACGCATTGACAGACTGTATGAGATTAAAAAAGAGATTTTGGAAAACGTGAATAAACTCGACGACGCAACACTTCGAACTATATTAATTCTGCGTTATCTCAATTTTCAAACGTGGGAAATGATTGCTTGCAGGATACATTATAGCTATAAACAAGTGTGTAGATTGCATGGAAAAGCATTGAACTTAATCAAAGATGTCATAGAATGTCCTATTGCACCTGTGATATAGTGTATAGTAGAACAAGTAACATAAGCGGTGTATCATCGTGAGATGATGGGTGAATATCTCGTAACTGATTGGTGGGAATGGAGATATTAATTTTTTTGGAAATTTATTCTTTGTAAAAAAGGAATTTTGTGTAATGTTGTCGAATTATATACACAAATACAATTTTAAGGAGGATAAAGAAATGTGTTGGAGCACAAAAAAGTATACTAAGTTTAGAAAGGAACATGAAATTAAGTACAGGAATTTTGATGAAATGCAGTTAGAGACTGAGGAATTTAACTTAAAAGAACAACTTATGGAGGCGAATTATAACAATAATACTATTTATTATAATATAGGGTTAGCATATTTTGCCGCTTTATTAGTTCTTCCGCAGATACTTGATGAGAAAATGGTAATTGACCCCATAGATCTTGGCGCTGTAAAAATAATTATGGTGGGTACAATCTGTATCGGATTATTTTTATTGCTAATAATAAGAGGAATATTTACACATATTGAAAAGTGTATAGATAAGCGGTGCAGATTAAAATTAGAAATTTTGAAAAGAGAAAAAGAACATAGAAAAAAGAATCTTGGTTAAGAAATCATTAAGCATATTTCGTTTTCGGAATATGCTTTTTCTATATCTAAAAACAGGAGGTGAAATTCATGGCAAGACCGAGAAAGATTACGAAAGAGACAGTCCAAAAACTCGAAGAGGGATTTTTAATGGGGTTAAGTGACCGAGAGGCTTGTATTTATGCGGATATAGCGGTAAGCACGTTATACAATTACTGCAAGAAACACAAGGAGTTTTCGGAGCGAAAAGAGCTACTTAAAGACAATATCAAAATGAAGTCGAAATTAAACGTTGCACACGGGATAAAAAAGGGTGATATTAATTTATCGTTATGGTATCTTGAACGCAAATGCAAAGATGAATTTTCACCAAAGCAAGAGATACAGCACAGTGGCACAATGGACATAAACAATCCTATGGCAAATCTTACGACCGACGAATTAAGGAAGGTGATAGGCGATGGATAAAAATTTAATAATGCTTGAGGCGAAGAAAGAACTTGCACGACGCGAGTTCTTTTATTTTTGCCACTTAACAGCACCGTCGTTTTACAAAACAGACAGAAAATTTCTTGTCAGACTATGCAACGAAATGCAATCGTTTTACGAAAGTGATGAAGACGCACTGATTATAAACTTACCGCCGCGTCACGGCAAGAGCCGTACTGCGTCAATGTTTGTCGAATGGGTGCTCGGCAGAAATCAAAGCGAAAAAATAATGACCGGCTCATACAATGAAACATTATCAACCACCTTTTCAAAAGCGGTGCGTAATGCGATACAGGAGGAAAAAGCCGATACGGAAAAGATTATTTACAGTGACATATTTCCGAATGTGAAAATAAAGCAAGGCGACGGAGCGATGAACTTATGGAGCCTTGAGGGCGGTTACAACAACTATCTTGCCACATCGCCGTCCGGTACTGCGACAGGTTTCGGAGCGAGTTTACTTATAATCGACGACCTTATCAAAAATGCCGAGGAGGCATACAACGAAACAGTCAAAGAAAAGCATTGGGAATGGTTTACGAACACAATGCTTTCACGACTTGAAGAAAAAGGCAAGATAATCATTATAATGACACGGTGGGCTTCGGGCGACCTTGCGGGACGTGCGATTGAGTATTTCAGCGACAACAACATATCTCACAGAGTAATCACGATGAAAGCCGTTTGTGATGACGGCAATATGCTATGTGATGAAATCTTGTCACGGAGCAGTTACGACTTAAAGATTAAGGCAATGGGTGCGGACATAGCAAGTGCGAATTATCAGCAAGAGCCGATTGATTTGCAAGGCAAACTCTACACAACGCTTAAAACATACGACAGCTTACCGCCGATTACGCAAATACAATCATATTGCGATACCGCCGATACAGGTGCGGACTATCTCTGCAACATAATATACGGTATATACGGCAAAGAAGTATACGTCATAGACGTGTATTATACCGATGAGCCTATGGAGATTACAGAGGGTGAAACGGCACGCAGATTGTACGAGAATAACGTAAATCTTGCAAAGATTGAGAGCAATAACGGCGGACGTTCGTTCGCAAGACGTGTGCGTGAAATACTTGCCGAAAAATACGGCAGTAATTTTACAACGGTGAAATGGTTTCACCAAAGCAATAACAAAGAGGCACGAATATTATCCAACAGCACTTGGGTAATGGAGCATATATATTTTCCTTGCGATTGGCACATACGTTTTCCCGAATACTATAAGGCGATGACGACATATCAACGTGAGGGCAGGAACAAGCACGACGACGCACCCGACGCAACAACGGGTATTGCGGAAATGATGAACAGGAAAAAGGGCGGACTGTCAATTTTAAAGTAGGTGATAAAATTGGATTTGGAAACAGTAAAGAAACTGATAAAGAAATATATACCCGGACACGAAAGTTTTATATCAAGAGTGCAGACGGCGGAACGATATTATCTGAACGATAATGACATTCTGCATATGACGCACAGTGACGGCGAAAAACCTTTGAGGAATGCGGACAACAGAATACCGTCTAATTTTCACGGATTGCTTGTAGACCAAAAAGCGGCGTATATGTTTACATCACCGCCGTTATTTGATGTCGGGAATAAATCGGCGAATGAGAAAATAAGCAATATACTCGGCAGTCGATACACGAAAATATGTTCAAGACTTGCGATAAATGCGTCAAATGCGGGTTTGGGTTGGATTCACTACTGGGATAATGACGGATTTAAGTACGACGTTATAGACAGCAAGCAAGTTATACCGATATGGAGCGATACTTTGGAACACGAACTTACGGCGTGTTTCAGAACATATCAAGAGCTTGACGATAACGGTGACACTTACCACGTTTATGAGTATTGGACTGATAAGGAATGCAGTGTATTCCGTAAGAAGATTGGCGACGGTCTTGAACGGCTTGAAATGTATAATATGTTCAACGTGTACGACGTTGAAACAAACGGAACTATATGTAACGTGTACAGTCATAATTTCGGACGTGTACCGTTTATTCCGTTTTTCAATAACGGCTTTCATCGTGATGACCTTACACCGATAAAAGGACTTATTGATACATATGACAAAACGTACAGCGGTTTTATAAACGACCTCGAAGATATACAGGAGATTATATTCGTACTAAGCGGATATGAGGGCGAGAGCCTTTCAGAGTTTTTGACACAGCTCAAGAAGTACAAGACTATTAAGCTTGATTCGGAGGACGGAGCAAGCGGAGGACTTTCGACTTTGACGATTGATATTCCGGTTGAGGCAAGAGAGAAAATGCTCCAAATGACACGCAAGAGTATTTTTGAACAGGGCAAAGGTATTGATCCCGATCCGCAGAACTTCGGTAATTCATCGGGTACGGCATTGAAATATTTGTATTCACTGCTTGAACTCAAAGCCGGTATGGCAGAAATGGAGTTTAGGAGTGGGTTTGAAGAACTCATCAAAGCGATATGCGATTACAGCGGTATCGCTTGTGAAAATGTCACGCAGACGTGGACAAGGACAAGCGTTTCAAACGACACCGAACTTGCGGATATAGCACAAAAAAGCGTTGGTGTTATATCTCAACGCACGATTATCGAACGTCATCCGTTTGTTGAGGATGCAGATAAGGAAATGGAGAGAATTGCGGAAGAAAAGGACGACAGTGACGATATAATGGGTGGACATAATGAACGAGTATTGGAAGAAGAGGAACAGTGAGCTTTTAAAAATCCACGCACAGAAAGCCGATGATATAGAACGCGAACTTATAAAAGAGTATGAACGGTCCTTAAACGGCATAAAAAAAGAGATTGAAACGTTTTACGCAAGGTATGCTGATGAAAACGGTATCAATATGGCAGAGGCACGAAAGCAGTTAAGTCGTGAAGAACTTAAAGGCTTTAAGATGTCGCTTGAGGAGTTTAGGGAAAAGGCACTCGATAACGCAGACGGCAAGTGGACGACAATGCTTGATAATGAGTATATGCGTTCAAGGGTAAGCCGTTTGGAGGCACTCAAATATCAAATGCGCGGAGAAGTCGAACTCTTGAAGCAAAAACAGGAGGATAAATTTTCAACGTCACTTGAAAAGGCGTACAGTGATACATATTATACAACACATAAACATATAGCCGATTCGCTTGACAGTGACGTAAATTTTGCTAAGTTTGACAGTGAAACCGTACGAAACGCAGTGTATGAAAAGTGGCTTGACGGAAGTAATTTCTCCGACAGGATATGGAACGATAAGCAGAAACTTTTAAGAGAACTCAATACAAATCTTGTACAGGGCATAACAAGGGGCGACAGTCCCGATAAAATGATTAAAAATATTTCTGCAAGAATGAATGTTTCAAAAAGCCGTTCCGCCGCACTGTATCAGACGGAATATACGCATATTATGGTTGACGCAAGATTGCGTTCGATAATGGACGCAGGGTGTGACGAATACGAGATTGACGAGAATATGGACAGTGATATTTGCAGTGAATGTGCAAGTATGCACGGAAAGCATTTTAAACTTTCCGAATATCAGCAAGGCATAACCGCACCGCCGTTTCATACCCGTTGTCGTGGTACAATAACGGCATATTTTGTGGATGATACATCTGCGGACAAAACAGATGAGTCTGAAGAAATGCTTGATAAAGCTGATAATGAAATAAGTAAATCCGTTGACAAATCGAGCGCAAGTGATATAATTAAAACAACATCAGATTTTAACGAAAAAGAAACTGTAATAAAAGTGGTATCGAATGAGTTTGATTTATCAAAATACAGTCATATAAAAGATGAAGAATTAAAGGATTGGAAGAAAGCTTGTGGCAACAGCTCTAAAAATGAGTATAAACAAATAAATAAACATGAAAAAGCAGATGGTTCTAAAGGTGGATATATTCGTTCTCATAGAGCGTGGGGATTTAATGATGATATGAGAAAGGGTATTCCGTTAGATGAGGACGATAGACTTACGAGAGATACTATCAGAAAACTTTGCAAGGAGAATGCGACAGACAGAAATGTTATTTTGGATAGATTTGTGGATGCAGATTATTTATCGGAATATGGTGAGCCATTTAATCGTTTTCGTGAGGATTTAGTTGATAACGCCGTCGAGTATGTTAATACGAATATGCAGCATTATGTAAAGGAAGAAAAAAGTATAGTTTCAGCAAGTTACGGGAATAATGTTCTAATCGATAGAGATATACATATAAGATTACACTGTGACAAAGGAACACACATGTTTTGTACTAACAATAAAAGAGAGAGCGAAGTATTATTCAGTGATGGATTACAATATGAATTTATCAAGGCAAATAAAGAAACATTTAAAAGTGGTTTATTTGGGACTACAAAGCATAGATTGGTAATAGATGTGGTGGTGAAAAATAATGGATTACCAAAATAAAATAAAGGAAATAATATATAATAATTCTGAATATTTTCCGTTTGAGTGGATACGTTCGTTCAAAATGAGAAACAAGAGCTTGCCGCTTGCTGATGAAGAAGAAAAAGAGTACAAATTCTTATTAGAAACATCAAAAAAATGTTGTGAGGAACTGATAAGAGAACATCCTGAAAATAATAATGTTCATTTATGGAAAGAAGCTTTGGAGGAAATGAAAAATATTGTATAGATGAGCGTTTATTGGAATTGGTAAAGAGGTGTGTAAAATGATGAGGCTTATATCAGAATATGATTTGAAGATGAGTAAAGAGTTGGACAAATGGGAAGAGTATCCCGACGGAGAATGCCACTTACGAGAAGATGCACCTGAGGAAGTAAAAAAGTATTACGAGAAGTTACGAAGAGAAGATAGTATGTTTGATTAAATAAACGAAAGCACGTCAAAAGGCGTGCTTTTTTGATACCAAAAAGGAGAGTGGAACAAGTGAATATACGAGGTTTACCGCCTTAGCACCTATGAAACGGTGCTTTTTTTATACTCTTTTTTCAAGTGTTGCAGAGAATAAAGAACAATGCTTTTTACAGGAACGCACCTGAATAAAAAATTATGGAGGAGAAATAAGAATGGAATGGTTAAAAGCAATATTGGAAAAGGCGAAGATTGAGGACGGCAAGTTGGATATTGACGGAGTGATGTCGACTGTAAACTCTGAATTTCCGAAGTATGCAGTACCGAAAAATGTTTTCAATGACAAAGTTACGGAGCTTAAAACAGCGAACAAAACCATTGAGGACCTTAAACAATCAAATGCCGACAATGAGGAATTGCAGAAGAAAATCACAGAGTATGAGGGCGAGATTGAAACGCTCAAGACAAATGCGTTGAACACCGCTAAGACGTTTGCCTTAAAGGAACAGCTTTCAAAAGCCGGTGTAACGGATGCAGATTATCTTATTTACAAGCAAGGCGGAATTGACAAGTTTACATTCGACAAAGACGGCAAGCCTGTCGGTGTGGACGATATTCTTAAACCGCTTAGGGAGGATAAGACGTACTCACACCTTTTTGCCGAAAAAGGAGGAGCATATACACCAAAAGGCGGAAGTGGAAGTTCAGACGTAAATCCTTGGGCAAAGGAAACATTCAATCTTACCAAACAGGGAGAAATTTATAAAAACGACCCTGCCAAAGCAAAAGTATTAATGCAAGAGGCAGGAATAACAGGAGGAATTTAATATGGGAACAACTTTATCAGATATTATCGTACCGGAACTATTTAATCCGTACGTTATTCAAAAAACACTTGAAAAATCGGCACTTGTGCAGAGCGGTATAGTGCAGAATGACGCAGAGTTTGACAAGCTTGCGTCACAGGCAAGTCCGCTTGTGAATATGCCGTTTTTCTCTGACCTAACAGGTGAATCGGAAACTGTTATCGAGGGCGACGACCTTACAGCCGATAAAATCAGCAGTAAGAAAGACGTTGCGGTGATTTTAAGACGTGCGAAGATGTGGAGTGCCACAGACCTTTCTGCCGCAATGTCGGGTGCTGACCCTATGGCGGCGATTGCAAGCCTTGTATCTGACTTTTGGGTCAGAGATTTACAAAAGGAGCTTATCGCAGTTCTGAAAGGTATCTTCGGCACAGTTCCGGCAGTATCGGAGGGAACACCGAAAACAGCCGAAACAAGACTAAGTTCAAACATTCTTGATATTTCGGGCGTTAGCGGTAACGGTGCAAAGTGGAGCGGAAGCGCATTTATTGACGCACAACAGCTTTTAGGCGACAACAAAGCGGAGCTGACCGCCGTTGTAATGCACAGTGCGGTTGAGGCGGCACTTAGAAAGCAAGACCTTATTGACGTGATTCAGCCGTCGGGGGCAAATCCATTCAGCACATATATGGGTAAGCGAGTTATTATTGATGACGGTTGTCCGGTAGACGGTTCGGGTTCAAGTCAAGTATTCTCAACATATCTTTTCGGCAACGGTGCGATTGCACTTGGTAACGGTACACCGGAAAAGTTTGTTGCAACAGAAACAGACAGAGATAAGAAAAAGGGCAGCGGTGTTGATTATCTTATCAACCGTAAGACTTATATTCTTCACCCTCGTGGTGTTAAGTTTACCGACAGCGATGTTGCAAATACAGAGGGTCCAACACGTTTAGAGCTTGCCAAAGCAATAAACTGGACACCTGTATATGACCCTAAGCAAATAAGAATTGTTGAAATGCGTCATAAGATTTGATGAGGTGGCTTATGGAGGAGTATATAACTGTTTTTACGGATATGTATGGCATAAGCGAAAATGACAAAGAAAAAGCGGAAAGGTGTATTGAAAGTACAATTGAGTATATAAAAAATTACTGCCATATTGACAGTATTCCCGATGATTTAAAGCATACCGTTATTCTTATGGCGGCGGACTTGTTCCGCTATGATGTGTCGTCATCATCGGGACAGTACGACAATGTCACGTCAATCAAAGAGGGCGATGTTACCGTATCGTACGGCAGTAATTCAAGCAGTATGTCGAGCGTGTTTAAAGACTACAAAGCAAGGCTTGCACGTTTCAGAAAGTTGGTGTGGTAATGAATATTGTAAGACAGGCTATTGAAAGATTGTATAAAGGCTTGTGTTCGGTTAGAGTCAAGGTTTCAAGCGTGAATAAAGAAACAGGCGAAACAGTATTTACCGAAAAGGTTGTTTTAACCGAACAGCCTTGCCGACTTTCTTTTTCAAGCCGAAACTCATCGGCGAAAGATGACGGATACAACACCGTTTCACAATCGGTTGTGCTTTTTATCGCACCGGAGATTGAAATACCGTCCGGCAGTAAAATAACCGTCACGCAAAACGGAAAAACAACAGATTACTGCCGTAGTGGCGAGAGTGCGGTTTACAGTTCACATCAAGAGATTGCACTTGAATTATTTGAGGATTATGCGTAATGAATGAGATTGATTTTTCACAGCTTGAGAAATTGCAAAAGCAAATGGAAAGAACGGATTACACAAAAGCTTGTGTATCGGCTATGAATGCGATTTCACAGAGGGCATTAAAATACATCAGCAACGTAACAAAACCCGGACATTACAAGAACGGTAAGACAGGCGGTACACTGAAAAAGAGTTGGCAGGCAGAAAGAACAACTGTAAGCGGAAGTACGGTAAAAGGCGGAATATATACCGCACTTGAATATGCTCCTTATGTAGAGTTCGGACACCGTACAAGGCTCGGAAAGGGTACGTCCCCGAAGTACAAGCCTAAGAAAAACGGCAAAGCGTGGGTTGAGGGTAAAAAGTATCTTAACACCGTAGTACCGAAAGTCGATAAGGTAGCACCGAAAATACTTATGCAGAAAATGGAGGAAGTATTGAAATGACATCAAAAATAAAAAATGCAGTGACGAAAGCTATTCATAACCTGTTTGGCGATGATTATGCGGTATATACGGCATACACCGAACAAGGATTTTCAGAGCCTTGCTTTATCGTTGAAATGTTTCCGCTTAACGTACAGTCGACAAATTCATTTTTGGACGATGAAACGCAGACGGTACGAATAAGATATGTTCCGAAAGATATAAGTCAAGATGAATTTATTTATGTGGCTGAAAAATTAAGAGGTTTGTTTTTATACAATCCGCTTGTATTGTCCGACGGTATGCGTATACGAAGTTTTAGTATAGATTTTTCTTTGGAGAACTACACACTTGTGACGGAGCTTGTATACAATTACACCGTTAAGGTGAGAAACGACAGTACATACGATAATGCAGAAGATTTGATATTAGGAGGAGATTTATAATGGGTTTACCTGAAATAAATATAGCGTTTCAGTCTAAAGCTGAAACGGCGATTAAACGAAGTGCAAACGGCATTGTTGCACTGATTTTGTGCGACACAACAAAAAGCGATACGGTTTCATATTCATATACGGGAGAAAGCGAGGTTGTAAAATCACATTGGACAACCGCAAACTATGATTACATAAGCAAGACCTTTGCCGGCGGACCGCAGAGGGTAATTGTTGAACGTATCGGTGCGGAGGAAAACTATGACGATGCACTTGCAAGATTGAAGAATAAAAAGTGGAATTACCTTGCTATACCTACTCTTGACGGTGGCAATGCAAAAAGTATAGCAGATTGGATTATTGCACAGAGAAATGCGAAAAAGACGTTTAAAGCGGTACTTCCGTATGCGGCGAATAATGAGGGCATTATAAACTTTGCGACCGATGATATAAAGGTTGGTTCAAAGGTTTATACCACTGCCGAATATTGTTGCCGTATTGCGGGACTTTTGGCGGGATTGCCTATGACAGAGGGTGCGACATATCAAACTCTTGCGGAAGTCGACAGTATAACGGAGAGTACAACTCCCGACGCAGATATTGACGGCGGTAAGTTTATTCTCATCAATGACGGCGAAAAAGTAAAAGTCGGCAGAGGCGTAAACTCTCTTGTAACGCTTAGCGGTGATAAGACGGAAGATATGAAGAAGATTAAGATTATCGACAGTATCGACCTTATAAGAGATGATATAAAAACATCGTTTGAAGAAAATTATATCAACGTTGTAAACAGTCACGAGAATAAAATGCTTTTCATCGGTGCGATTAATCAGTATTTTAAGTCGTTGCAATCACAGGGCGTATTATATGACGGTGCAGATTGCAGAGCCTATATTGACGTTGAATCACAACGTGAATGGCTTGCACAGAAATATGATGTGTCGGGTATGACAGATAGTGAGATTGAAGTCGCAAATACGGGAAGTATCATATTTGCGGGTGCGGATATTACAATACAGGATTGTATTGAGGACTTGAGTTTTAAAATAGGATTGGAGTGATAAATAATGGCTGAAAGTATTAAACCGAGAGGAAATCAAATTTGTTCCGGTACATTCGGCAAACTTTGGATTGACGGAATGCTTGCCTTTGAAGTGTATAAGTTCGAGGCTAAGGAAAAGACAAACCGTGAAAGCGTAAGCTTTGCCGGAGATACAACCAACGATTCAAAATTAATGGGTGTTGATTATGAATTTTCATATACGGTGCGAAAAGTATATTCAAGAGGTAAGGCAATAGCCGACGGTCATAAAAAGGGACAGGACACAAGACATACTTTGGTGGCAAGACTTGAAGACCCCGATAATGGCGGTTATGAAACAATTCAACTTGATAACTGTTGGTACAATGACGTGTCGCTTATGAATTTCGAAAACGGTAAGATGGTTGAGGATGAATTTGGCGGTGGTTTTACCGACTATGACCTTACAACTACAATGAATGCGTAATAACGGAGGTAAATGATTATGGATAAGAATACAAAGATTACTCTTGCAGAGCTTATTAAACGTAAAGAACAAGTGCTTGAGGCAAAGAAAAGTCCGAAGAAAGCAAGAATATATGTAAAAAGTCTTGACGGTGAGATTATTATAAAAGCACCAACCAAATCACTTGCGACAGAGGCGGCGGAAATGGAGAACGACGGCGACGCTCATCTTGTGTATGAATGTGTTGCCGAGCCGGATTTACATTCAAAGGAACTTCAAGACGCATACGGCTGTACATATCCCGAAGAAATTGTTGAAAAACTCTTCGATGCGGGCGAAATCACACCTATCGCGATGGAGTGTATGAAACTTGCGGGATATGTCAATAGTGTAAAACTTGTTGAAGAAGTAAAAAACTGATAGAGGCAGATGATGAACTCTATATGATACATCATTATCTGCAAAGAGGAATATTGCCCGAAAAGGTGCTTGCAAGACCCGAAATTGAAAAAGTATTTTTTCTTGCAAGTGCCAAAAAGGCAAATGATGACGAGTACGCAAAGTGGAAGGCATTGGGAGGTGAATAGTTTTGGATAAGTCGATAGCCATAAATATGAATCTTAATGCAAGTAGTTTTGCAAAAGGTATCAAGACCGCAACAAGCAGTGTTGAAAATATGACCGAATCTATGAAAGACGCAACAAGCAGTGCCTCCAAAATGACTTCCGTAATGCAAGGGATAGGCAGTGGCGTCGCAAAAGTCGGAAAGGGTTTGGCTATTGCTGGTACAGCCGCCGCAACTGCCGTTACTGCATTGGTTTCAAAGTCTGTCGGTGCATTTGCTGATTATGAACAACTTACGGGCGGTGTAGAAACGTTGTTCGGAGCAGGCGGAAGAAGTGTTGAGGAATATGCACAGAGTGTCGGTAAAAGTGTTTCTGATATTCAAGGAAAATATGACAGTTTGATGAGTGCGCAAAATGCTGTATTAGAAAATGCAAATAAGGCATATATGACCGCCGGAATGTCGGCGAATGAATATATGGATACCGTTACGGGATTTTCAGCGTCATTAATATCAAGCTTAGGCGGAGATACAAACAAGGCGGCGGATTACGCAAATTCGGCATTGGTTGATATGTCCGATAATGCAAATAAAATGGGTACGGATATGGAGTCCATAAAAAATGCGTATCAGGGATTTGCAAAACAGAATTATACTATGCTTGACAACTTGAAGTTGGGTTACGGCGGTACACAAGAGGAAATGAAACGACTTCTCAGTGACGCAGAAAAGCTTACGGGACAGAGGTACGACATTTCATCATTTGCCGATATTACACAGGCTATTCACGCAATTCAAACTCAAATGGATATTACCGGCACAACCGCAAAAGAGGCAAGCACGACAATAAGCGGATCGTGGGGGTCACTGAAAGCGGCATTTCAAAACGTGTTGGTGGGACTGACAACAGGCGGAGATATGTTTGACCAAAGTTTAGACGCATTGATTAATACAGCCGTAACATTCGGACAGAATATTATACCCGCCATTAAAGGTGCTTTGAGTGGTGTCGGCTATTTAATTGAGGGTTTGGCACCGGTAATCGGCGAAACAATTCCACCGTTAATTAATGACCTCGCTCCTACATTGGCAAACAGTGCCGTATCGCTTATATCGTCTTTGGTAAATGGTCTGACACAGAACGCAACGCAATTTTCAGAGTGCTTGAGCAATATGATTATTGTAGCGGTCGCCGATATTTCAACCGTAGTGCCACAGTTATTAGATGCGGCGTCAAAAATAGTCAGCAATTTAATGCAAGGATTAACTAATTCTATGCCTCAAATTGTGAACGGAGCAGTAACTTTGATAGAGGGGTTAGTCAATGGATTAGTGAACAACATACCATTGCTTATTATGGGAGCCGTTCAGCTTGTTGCGTCTTTGGCAAACGGTTTGATAGCAAATTTACCGAGAATAATAGATGCAGGTGTAAATCTGATAACAGGAATTGTTAGCGCGTCATATTCGATGATGCCCCAAATTATACAAAACGGAATGCAGTTGGTCGTAAACTTAGCAGTCGGACTTGTACGGGCAATTCCGCAGTTGATAGCGGCTTTACCGCGAATAACGGGTGCAATCGTAAAAGGATTTAAGTCTGTTAATTGGTTTGATTTGGGTTTGCAGTTGATAAAGTCAATTTGGGAAGGTATCAAATCAATCGGAAGCGAGATGTGGAACGGAGTCAAAGAAAAAACGTCAGAATTATGGGGCGGTGTAAAAAATGTTGTATCGGAAAAACTGAACAACATAAAAAGTACATATGACGCACACGGCAGAGGACTGAAAGGTGCTACATTTGCGGCAATAGAGGGTGTCAAGGAATACTACAGGACAGGCTATGACGCAATTAATCAATTAACAGGCGGTAAGCTCGGCGAGGTTGTCAATGCAGTCGGTGAAAAGATGGAAGTCGTAAAAGGTAAATTCAGCGAAGCGTTTGGCAATGTGAAAAACACCGTAATGACTATTTTTGAAAACATTAAAAATGGTATTACTGAAAAAATCAGTGCGGCGGTGAACAAAGTCAAGGAGATATTCGGCAGTATTGCCGACAAGGTATCGGACGTTTGGGGTAAGATTAAAGGAATTATCAAAGCGCCTAAGATTGTACAAAAAGGTACGGTAAGTATAGCCGGTGTCAGTACACCGATTCCGAAACTTGGACTTGAATGGAATGCCAAAGGCGGTATTATGACACGACCGACCGCATTCGGATATGCAAACGGCAAGATTCAAATGGGTGGTGAAGCAGGGGCTGAGGCGATACTCCCGCTTAGGACGTTTTGGGACAATCTCAGCCGATACATAGCCGAGAGCAACAAAGGTGGCAACAGCATAACAAATGACATAAAGATAGTTATAAATGCCGACAACAGGACCGCAGATGAAATTGCCGATGATGTTATAAACGTAATAGTTCCCAAAATTCAAAAATGTATGGCGAATATGTAGGAGGTAAAAATGTTAGACTTTTATTTGAGCATAAACAACAGTGAAGAAGTTATACACATTCCTGTTACTCCGTCCGAATTTACCGTATCAAGTTCACAGGGAACGGAAACATTTGAAACGGCAAATTATGGTTGGATAAAAATTATCGGCAATACAGAGCTTAAGACCGTTTCTTGGAACAGTTTCTTTTCGATGAGAGATTATCCGTATTTGCGTGACAGAAGTATGAAAGGACAGGAATATGCGGACAAAATCGAAAACTGGCGTAAGCGTAAACTTCCGATACGGCTTGTCATTACGTCTTCGGGTATCTGCAATGTAGATATAAATATAGCGGCGGCAATAGATAAGTTTGATTACAGTGTCGGCACAGGCGGCGACTTAAATTATTCAATCGAACTCGGCGAGGTTAATCTTTTAAACGATGAACAGGAGGGACTGACAGTGGCACAGTATGATGAAATAATGGCAAGAATTGATAATATAGAAGAAAGGCTTAGCAGTGTTGAAAACACAATGATATATAACTATATGGACGATAATATGCCGTCTTGGGCTAAACCGACTATTCAAAAGCTGATGGACAGAGGTATTATAAGCGGTACAGACGATAATGAACTCGGTCTTACAATGGATATTATTCGTACACTTGTTATTATTGACAAAACAGACGGATTTGAAAATTATACGGTTGACATTATGCCGTCATGGGCAGAGGCGACTATTGAAAAGGCAAAAAGAAAAGGTTATCTAAACGGTGACGGCGAGGACGGATACGGTTTGACAAAGAGTATGATACGTTTACTTGTTATTATGGATAATGCCGGTTGTTTCGGAGATTAA